GCGGCGCGGTGGTGAGCGACTCGGCATCGGGTCGAGCAAAAGCGCGCGTCGGCACGCGCCCAGTGTTTGAGCGGAGTCGAGCAGTGTTCGCATGTCCTCACGTCTCCAATTGTAACGGATAATTCGTTGGTATTCTGCGGATAGGCGGGGGTGGTTATGGCTGGTCGTGGCCCCGCGCCGAAGCCGAAGGGCTCGCGAGCTCGCCGGAATAAGGACCCCCAAATCCTGCGCATCATCACGGCGCAGCCTGTGGAACAGCCGTCGCTGCCGGTCATTGAGCAAGTCGTGCTCGACGAGAACGGCAAGCCGAGGAAGAAGCGCTTTACGTGGCCAACGGTCACGCGGCGCTGGTGGAAGATGTGGCGGGAGTCCCCACTGTCCGCCGAATACACGGAGACAGACTGGTCATTCCTCCTGGACACCGCGTACCTGCATGCCCTGTATTGGAAGGGCGACTATCGAGTTGCGGGTGAGCTTAGGTTGCGTGTGGCGAAGTTCGGGGCGACGCCGGAGGACCGTGCCAGGCTCCGGATTCAGTTCGCAGTGGCCGATACCCTCGAAGACGACGCCGACAGCACCATTGATGATGTGGCACCCGTTTCTGCGCGTGCGCGCAGGCGACAGAAGAAGCTGAGGGCGGTGTAACGTGCCCTGGAAACCGATCGACGAGGACGACGAGTTCCCGACGCTCGGATACGACATCGCGGACTGGATGATGGCGTACCTGCTCATGCCTGACCAGGATCAGGACAGTGAGGAACACGTCCCGTTTGTTCCCACGCAGGAGCAGATTGAGTTCCTCGCGAGGCTGTATGAGCTGGACCCAGACACGGGCCGTCGAGTCAAGCAACGCGCGGTGCTCTCGCGTCCGCGTGGGTGGGGCAAAAGCCCGTTTCTCGCAGCGATCTGCTGCGCTGAGGCTATGGCCCCTGTGCTGTGTGACGGGTGGGATTCCGAAGGGCAGCCGGTCGGCGTGCCGTGGTCGACACGGCGCACACCTATCGTGCAGGTCACGGCGACCACCGACGATCAAACGGCAAATACCTGGGACCCCCTCCTGGAAATGCTTCGCGGCTCTCCGGCTGAATCGGAGTACGGCCTCGACCCGATGGACTCCTTCGTGGCTCTGCGTCGAGGCCGCATCGAAAAACGCACGTCGTCGGCAACCTCCGTCAAGGGGGCCAAAGCCGTTATGGCGGTCATGGACCAGACCGAAACATGGCTGCCGTCAAACGGCGGGCCAAAGCTGGCGAAGACCCTGCGTGCGAACGCAGACAAGCTCAGGGGCCTCACAATCGAGACCCCCAACGCCTACACGATCGGCGAACGCTCGGTGGCCGAGACGACAGCGCGATTCTATGAGCTGATCAAGGCTGGCAAGGCCAAGCCCGAAGCCGCTCGGGGCCTGTACTACGACCACCGTGAGGCCCCGCTGGACACCGACATCTCGGACCGCGAATCGCTCATCAACGGCCTGCGGATCGCCTATGGGGACTCGGCAGCGGACCCGCGCGGATGCGCGATCCACGAGCCCGAGTGTGAGCCTGGATGGGTGGACTTGGAGCGAATCGCTGACTCGTTCTGGCATCCGGATAACGACCCCGCGGACATGTGCGCCAACTTCCTCAACCAGATCAACAGCGCGTCCGACGCATGGCTCACGATGCCCGAGCTGCGAGCCATCGAAGACCACACGAAGCAGATCAGCTCCACCGAGCCGATCACGCTCGGCTTCGACGGTTCAGAAGGCCGGAAGATCGGCATCGCGGATGCCACGGTCTTGATCGGATACTCGGTGACGCAACGTCACCTGTTCAAGGTCGGGATTTGGAGCCAGCCAGACGGCCCCGCAGGCGAAGGCTGGCAGCCGCCCCGCCTCGAAGTGGAACAAACTGTCCGTGAAGCCTTCGAGAGGTTCAACGTCGTGGGCTTCTATGCTGACCCCTCAGCGGGCTGGGCGCAGGACGTGAAGGCATGGGAGGCGCGCTACTCGCGCCGGCTTCGGGCGAAGATCAGTGCTGCGGAGCCTATCCGCTATCCGCAGCGCAATGTCTCTCAGACATGCGAGAACTTCGCGCAACTGCTCTCAGCGATCCACCAGGGCCTCATCACCTACGACGGAGACCCGACGATGACCGCGCACTTCCTCAACGCGAGGAAGTCGCCTCGCCAGTCAGGCTACGTCCTCGTCAAGCCAGCCGACGACCAGGACTACTCCAAGATCGACGCAACCTGGGGCGCCATGTTCGCCTATAAGGCCGGCCTCGACGCGGTCGGTAAGGGCGCAGCTAGGCCGACGGCGCGGCGCGCTCCGCGACGACTCTACTAACACGCACTGGGGGAGGAGGCCCCACCTCATGACGAAAACGCCCGAGGAATGGCTTGCCTACCTCACCGCAAAGATGGACAAGGAGCGTCCGCGAACGGACCTCCTGCGCTCCTACACCAACGGGTCATCCCCCTTGCCGGAGATGGGCCCTAATCTCGCGAAGGCGTGGCTGAAGTTCCAGCGGCGTGCGCGCACCAACCCGGGCAAGCTCGTCGTCTCTGCGCTCGCGGATCGTCTCATCCCTAACGGGGTGGCAGTCGGAGCCAGCGAGGACAGCCCCGCTGCGCAGGCGGCCACGCGCATCTGGCGCGACAACCGCCTCAAAGTGGTCTTTGCGGACGCAATCTGGGACGCTGCCACCCTCGGCCACGGCTATCTCCTGGTGACACAGGACGAAGACGGCCGAGCCTGCGTCACATACGAGCGGCCCGAACACATGTTCGTTGAGCCGGACCCGGTCAAGCCCTGGCGCGCGCTCGCGGCTGTGAAGGTCTGGCGAGACCAGGCGGCCGGCCTCGACCACCTCGTGATGTGGACGCCGGGCCTGCGCATGTCCTACACGCGATCGGCATACGACAAGTCGAGGCAGCTGATCTCTCGCGTGTCCGGTGACTGGCGACTCGACCTTGGCGGTGTCCAGCCCTTCGAGGGAGCGCCCCCGGTCGTTGTTCTCGAGAACAGGTTCGGGATGGGCGAGTTTGAGCACGTGCTCGACCTGATCGACCGCATCAACTGGCAGACGCTGCAGCGCCTGGTCATTATCTCGATGCAGGCCTTCCGCCAGCGAGCACTGAAGTCTTCTGAAGGGTCGGCTGGCCTGCCAGCCGAGGATGAGTCCGGGAACGCGATCGACTACCAGGCGATCTTCGAGCCCTCACCCGCAGCTCTCTGGGAGCTGCCCCCGGGTGTGGAAATCTGGGAGTCCTCCCAGACGCAGATCACGGAAATCCTGAACGCCACGAAGGACGACTGGCGCGAGTTGGCAGCCGAGACGGCAACGCCTCTCTCGATCATGCTCCCCGACTCCGCAAATCAGTCGGCGGCGGGAGCTGAGCAACCCCAGAAGGCCCTCCTCGCCAAGGCCGGTGACAGGATCGAACGCTTCAAGCCCGCGCTCGCCTACCTCATCGTCAAGGCCCTCTCGGTCGAGGGATACACGCTGGACGAGACGGAGACCGTGGAGGTCCTGTTCGTCCCGCCGCACGCTGTCTCCCTCACGGAGAAGTACGCGGCCGCCGTCCAGGCGCGCAATGCAGGCGAAGCGCTCGAAACCATTCAGCGAAACATCCTCGGTTACAGCCCCGAGCAGATCGCACAGGACAAGCAACGTCGGGCTGAAGAGCAGATAGCTCTGGCCTTCGCGCTGCAGGACCAAGCAAAACCAGTGGCAGGGCAGGAGACTACAGGCGCCTAGACAGGTGATGTGGAGGAGGTAGTAGCGTGACTGACCTGGACTCGCTCAACCGCCTCACTGAGGCGTATGACAGCCAGGTCCACGCAATCCGACAGCAGATCACCGCCTTCGGGCAGGCTTACTGGGACTCGCTACCGCACTACAGGGCCAGCGCCGTTGAGGACATGATCGAAGCGATCATTCCCCGAGTGACCGCAGGTCAGCTCCGCATAGCCGACCTGACTCGCGCGTACCTCGCCCAGTGCGCCCGCGACCTCGGCTGGAAGGTCGTCCTCCCACCCATCGACCAGGACGAGATTCGCGGCGCTCGCGGCGTAGACCCGCGCGTCGTCTATCGTCGCCCAGCTGTTGACGTGTACACCGCGCTCGCGGCTGGCAAGCCTCTGCCGCAGGCTGCGGCTGAGGGGCGGCTGCGGCTCACGCAGCTGATCGGTGGGGACATGCAGCTGGCGAAGGTGCATGCGTCTCGGCAGTCGATGCGGGGCTACCCGGAGGAGGGGCAGTTCTATCGGCGTGTCCTCACGGGGCGAGAGAACTGCGCCTTGTGTGTGGTCGCGTCGACGCAGCGCTATTACCGTGGTGACCTGCTGCCGATTCACCCGGGGTGTGACTGTGGGGTGCAGCCGCTTCCTCCGGGCCTGGCGGTCAATCAGGTGATCGACGAGGACTTGCTCGAACAAGTCCACCAGATCACGGCGGACCGCCTCGGTGTCTCTGACCGGGGTGGGCGTACACCGGATTATCGAAAGCTCCTGACGGTCAGCGAACACGGCGAGTATGGGCCAACGCTGTCGTGGGCACAGCCCAAGGCCAAGCCAAAGCCTCAGACCAAGGCGGGTGGAGCTGAGCCGCCTAAGCCTCCCAAGCCCCCGAAGAAGACCACAGCACAACCGCCGGACGACTCCGATCGTTTAAAGCGCCTGATGAGCGTTCCTGCCGAAAAATGGCATCAGACGCTTCAGTACGAGGGTGGGGACGTGACGGGGATTCCCGGAGAATTCCTGTATCCCGAGAGAGGAAGTGGCCGCGTGTTTATCCCGGCAGCTTCGGCCAGAAAAGCGCCCAGTGAGCATGAGGTGCTCACGGCGCTGCGCCTGGCGGAAGAGGGAATGGACGTGCTGTTCCGCATAGATTCGCGCGAAAAAGGCGCGAAGAACCCAGACGCGGAAATGAATCAGCAGGTCTGGGAATTCAAAGCACCCACGGGGCAAGGCAAGAACACCATCGACTCGCAGATGAAGCGAGCGGGGAAACAGACTGAACGCCTGGTCCTCGATCTACGCCGTTGCGAACTCGACGATAAGAAATCGATCCGGGATGTCCGGCAAGGTATGCAGGGTCGTCATCTTACCCAAGTGATTGTCATAGATCATGCAGGAAATATTGTCCACATTCCGTGAGTGTGCTATCCTAGCGGTGAGGACATCCCGGCAGCCCCTTCGGGCAGCCCAGGTGTCCTTTTCACATAATGCTCAAACTAGCCGGCCTCGGGCGCAATGCCCGGGCCGGTTTTTGATACCCCAACAAGTAGCCCCCAGCCGTAACGGTGTGGGGGCTTTCGTGTACCCGGAATGGGAGGAATCACCATGAAGAACCACCTGAAGCACCGTCCATACCTTCGCTTCGTCGACGCCCCGTCCGCAGAAACGGGAGGGGACGCGTCGGCCGCGCAGGAAACCCCCGCAGCCGCTGCTGAGGACACGGCCCAGCAGGTTGACTGGGAGGCGGAGGCCCGGAAGTGGAAGGAGCTCTCTCGCAAGAATGAGTCTCGGATGAAGGAGAACGCCGAAAAGGCGCGCCTCTATGACGAGGTTCAGGAGCAGGGCAAGTCCGAGCTGCAGAAGGCGCAGGAAGCGGCGGCGAAGGCTGAGGCGAAAGCTGCAGCGATGGAGGCCGAGGCGATGCGAGCCAGGGTCGCGGCTGCGACTGGCGTGGACGCGGACCTGCTGGCTGGCTCGTCAGAGGAGGAGCTGAGGGCATCTGCTGAGCGCCTCCTCGCTTGGCGAGGCGCGCAGGTCCCGAAGGGGGCTCCCGCGACGGACGCGGGAGTTCGTGGTGACGAGATCAGGGCTGCCAGGCAGCTCACCAGGGATGACCTCAAGAAGATGTCTCCCGCAGAGATCATCAAGGCCCGTCAGGACGGGCAACTGAACAACATCATGGGCATCGCATAAGCGGGCCAAGAAAGGACACACAATGACTCTCGCACACTTCATTCCGGAACTGTGGTCGGCCAGTATCCTCGAGAACTTCCGCCGTGACACGGTGCTCGTCGGGATGGCGAACCGTGAATACGAGAAGGACTTCACCGCGGGCTCGAAGATTCACATCCCCGGCATCGTGGATGTGAAGGTCAAGGACTACAAGACTGGCGCAGTCACTGGGACTGGTGGCGCTAAGGTGCCGCGCACGACCGTCCCCGATGCCGTAGAGTCCACGGGCATCGAGATCACCATTGACCAGGAGAAGAGCTTCGACTTCCTGGTCGACGACATCGACGCCGCGCAGGCGAACCAGTCTCTCGATGCCTACACCAAGTCGGCGGCGGCAGCGCTCGTTGAAGACGCGGAGACCTTCCTGACCGCGATGCTGACTGCAAAGGGAACGCCGGCGACGGGCATCGCGAACCCGACCGACTGGGCGTCGGCTTACGCCGCGATCCTGAAGCTGCGCGGCAAGCTCTCGGCCGAGAAGGTCCCCGCCATGGACCGCGTCCTCCTGATCAACGCCGCGTTCGAGGAATTCCTCCTCTCTGACGGTTCGAAGCTCACCAGCTTCGACAAGTCGAACATGACGGATGGCCTCCGCGAGGCGACGATCGGTCGTCTCCTGGGCTTCGATGTGGTCACGAGCCCCTGGCTCGATAACACGAAGCCGATGGCTGTCGCGTTCCACAAGCCGTCCGTGGCCTACGTGTCCCAGGTTGAGAAGACCGAGTCGATGCGTGCTGAGCAGACCTTCGCGGATCGCGTTCGTGGTCTGCACGTCTACGGCGGCGCGGTTCTGCGCCCGAAGGCGATTCAGGTCTTCAAGGCGGCGTGATGCGGGTCAAGGGAGACAACGGGATCGAGTTCGAGCTCGCGGACGAGGTCGCCACGGCAATGATCACGGCAGGCATCCTCGAGGAGACCACCTCCGATGAGGCCTCGCCTTCCAGTGAAGATGTGTCGGCCGACGAGGGCGACGCTGCTGAGGAGACTTCGAAGAAGTCCAAGAAGTAGGGGGGGACGATGCCTGTTCCGCTGGTAACTGTCGAGGACATTGAGGCCGCTCTTGGCCGCCCCCTCACAGACTCGGAGTCGGCGCGGGCAACGTTCATCGCTGACAAGCTCGGCGAGGCCTTCAAGGCGCGCGCACACCAGACGTTCACCGTCGAGACGTACACGCACCGGCTGAAGGTCGACGCGGGTGGCCGAGTCGTCCCCACGCGGGCGCCGCTCGTCTCCGTCGAGGCTGTCACGGCAGACGACGGGCAGCCGATCCCGTACCAGGTAAGGCACGGCTTCATCCAAGTCGCACTGGCAGCGAACGAGTTTGTTGTCGTCACCTACGCGGCAGGCCTCGCCGAGGTCCCCGTAGCGGTACGACTCCAGCTCGCGGATAGCGCGCGGCGTATCCTCCTCATCCCTGACGCAGCCGCCCAAGGCGCAACCCAGATGACCGAGACGACGGGTCCGTTCACGCAGACCCGCCAGTACGCCACATGGGCAGTCGGGGGACAGGCCCTCCTCTCACCGGATGACCAAGCGCTCGCGGATGCGTACCGCCGGCGACGCGCTGGGCATGTCTGGGTGATGGGAGGGGCCTGACGTGATGGAGGAATGGAAAACCTCGATTCAGGTAGAAGGAACCGTCCATCGTGACGGGGACGGCTACCTCGTCGAGGAATCCAAACCGCGCCTCATCGGGGGGTGCCTGATCGCTCCGGGACAGCTCACGGTGCCGGGCTTGCTCGATCAGGCAGCCTCTGAGCGGGCCGACGAGACAGCGACGCTCTACCTGCCTCGGGGAGAGACACTCAGCGTCGGCGACATCATCCGGGTGCCTGCCGAGCATCCTCTCGGCGGGACGTGGAGGGTCGAGGAGCCGTCCTCGCCGTGGCCGCGCGGCACGTCTGTCGTGATTTCACGGAGGTGACACGTGACAGTCAAGTTTGCGCGAAATGACGCCTCGATTGAGGCTCTCCTGCAATCCGAGGCCATCAGTCGCGCGATGGTCAGCGAAGCCGAAGCAGTGCGCGCTGCAGCAGCGGCGGCGGCCCCGAAACGGGACCGCGTACTCGCGGAGGCCTACGAGGTCGAGGCCGTGATGGCGGAAGTGCCGACGCGCCGAAACGGCACGTCTCGCAGGGCCGCCGGCCGCGTCATCAACGACGCGCCACACGCTGTGCCCGTCGAGTTCGGGCACTTCACGAAAAACGGGCGCCGGGTCCCGGCCCAGCGCACGCTGGGCCTGCTCGCAGGCTCACGGCGCGCGAGAAAGGGCCGCGCATGACGTACACAGATCCCGTCCAAGTACTCCGGGACGCGATCACCCGGGCGACGGGGGTCAAGACCGTGCGAGTACTCCAGGAGGGCAGCCTCCCGGACACGTGGCCGATGCCGCTTGTGCATGTCTACGCGACCCAATACCAAGACCTCGACTTCGAGCGCATCACCTCCGTCGCCGTCGACGTATACGCCAAGACCCCCACAGGGCCAGGCGTCGGCGGCGCGGACGCGCTCGCGGATGAGGTCGCGGAGGCCCTGTCGGTTCGTCCTGTGGTGGGGACCGCTGGGTGGGTGGATGAGGCTTCTGTGCCGTCTCGCCTGGGGGTGCGCGCCGCTTATGGCGTCGTTGAGGTGGTGGGCCTCAGCGTGGAAGCTGTTCAACGTCCCACCGACTAACCAATCTGATCTGGAAGGGAAACCGATATGGCCGATACGACGACCATTGAAGCGCTGAAGAAGAAGCACAACAAGGCAAAGAACGTCAGGAAGGCGCTCAACGTCCTGGCGTTCGTTGCGCCGCTCACGACCGCTGTCCCGGACGCGCTGACGGGCGCAAGCGGCGCAATGAAGGAGCTTTCTGCGGACTGGACTCCGCTGGGCATCTTCACGACCGACGGCGGGGAGATCACGCCTGACGTGTCCGTGGACGACGTCGACGGTCTCGGCTACGCAGAGCCTGTGCGCTCTGACCTGACCAAGGCAACCAAGACGATCAAGCTGAATATCTTCGAGCTTTTCCGCAAGGAGATGCTGAGCCTGACGCACGGCATTGACCTCTCGCAGGTCAAGGCAAACGCCACCTCGGGAGAAGTGGTCTTTGATGATCCGCTTCTTCCCTCCATCCCGGAGAAGCGTCTGCTGCTCGTCGCCGCCGATGGCCCTGCTGACGACGAGTGGCTGATGGGTTGGTGCTTCACTCGAGCAAAGCTCGTCTCAATGCCGACGATCTCTCTTAAGGCGACGGACCCGATTACGGGGGATCTCGAGTTCAAGGCGTTCGCCGACGAGGCCGCAGGAACGGCCTGCCGTAATTACTACGGTGGCTCGGCGATGCTCAAGCACCGTGACATCACGGGCTTCAGCGTCTGACACATGCTGCGGGCGGGGGCCGGGGATGTTCTCCCTCCGGCCCCCGCCCGCTACCACCCCCCAGGAGAACACAGTCGATAGGACAACCATGGACGAGATGACCTTCACGAAGACGATCAAGACGGACGACGGGAACGACCTCGTACTCACGCGAGTCACCGACGACGCAGCCGACGCGAACACTCTGCGCACACAGGGATGGACAGAAGCCCAGCCCGACGAGCAGGAAGCGGACGCGCCGACGCTGCCTGCCCCGCCGGCGAGCACCCAGCGCCGCGACAACTGACAAAGAGCAACTAGGAGAACACCAATGGCAGACAAGATCACCCCGACCCTGACCCTCGCCGCCCTCAACAACCTCGACGGCGCAGCAGAGGTCACCCCCTTCACCTTCGGGATCAACAACCATATCGTGACCTTCCCGGACCCTCTGGGCCTGAGCCCCGAGGCCGGCGAAGACCTCCTCCTCGACCTCGACGGCGGCAAGCGCGCCACCGAGGTTATCAACAAGTGGCTCTCGGAGGAAGACGCCGCATTCGTTACCAAGCATCTGACTCTGCGTCAGATGCTGCTCCTCCTGCGCCAGGCCTCGAGACACTACGAGGCATCGCTCGGCTCCCTGGGGGAAGGGCGCGCCTCTACGACCGCCTGACACGGTACGAGAGGCAGATCGTTGCGGACCTCGCGGAACAGGGTTGGGACACATACGCCCTGTTCCGCGCACGCCGATACCGATTCCTGCTGACACTCATCGACGAGCTGCCCTCAACAAGTCGAACTGTCGCAGCGATACTCAACGACCCCGAGGTCGCAATCGAAACCGCGATGGCGATCGCTGAGGCTGAGGACGACGACGACACCGAGGCACAGCTCCGAACACAAACCCCCGAGGTCAGAGTCCTGCAGGACATCTTCGACCTGCTGGTCTCTGCCTTCGGAGGAAAAGAAACCTACCCACGACCCGAGAGCCTCACCGCGATCGCACTCGAGGACGCACGCACGAGCGTCCGAGACCGCAGCGCCCACGAGGCGCTCGCGGCTCTCATGCCGGGGTGGAGTCCGCAAGAAACCTGAATATCTACCTGTAGGAGGTCTGCGTGGCTGGCGTGTATCAGGCAGGCACTGTCTATGTCGATGTGGTCCCCTCGATGCGGGGGTTCTTTAAGAGCATCGAGAACGCGACGGCTACGCAGCTCCCGCAGGTGGCTGGCGATGCGGGCAAGAAGTACGCGGAGAAGTTCAAGGAGCAGGTTTCCGCGTCGGGCAAGGACCTCGTTAACGCGATCGCCGATCCTCTGGGCAAGTCCACGGCGCGCCTGCGTCAGGAGGCCGCCCAGGCTGGGGCAGCCCTGCAGGAAGCGCACGCCAAGGTGGAGAAGTCTTCCTCGGCGCTCGCAGCCGCGCGCGCAGAGGAAGAGACTGCAGCGACTGCGGTGGAGCGCGCTGAGCGTGCTCTCGCCGCCGCGCGTTCCAGCTCGTCTGCTGACTCGGCGGCGGTTGCTCGTGCGGAGTCGACGCTGGCCTCGGCGCGTGAAGCGTCGGCGGCAGCGAACCGGAAGGCCGACCAGGCGTCCGCTAACCACGCGGACTCTCTGCGCAAGGAGAAGGCCGCGTCCGATAGCGCGAAGGCGGCAACCGAGGCGCTTGACCAACGTATCTCGAAGGCCCCGTCCAACTGGGAGCGCTTCACGACGTCGCTGAAGGGCTGGGCGCGCGAGGCCGACAACGTCGAGCGTGAAGCCCACGACGTGGATTCCTCGCTCGTCCGCGTCGGCTCAGGCGTCTCATCACTCGGTGGACTCGTCGCTTCCGCGCTCGGCCCTCTCGCGCTCCTGGGCGCGGCCGTCGGCATCGGCGGTTTCGCGTCCGAGGCTATCGCGGCCTCAGACGCGACGAATAAGTTTGCCGATACCTTGCGTTTCGCTGGCATCGACGACTCTAAGATCAAGGAACTGGGCGCAGCCGCTCAGGAGTACGCCGACCGCACGGTCTACGACCTCGCGGACATCCAGGGCATCACGAGCCAGCTCGCGGCCAACGGCGTGGATGGGTTTGATCGCCTCGCCGAAGCCGCCGGAAACCTCAACGCGGTCTCCGGCGGCACGAAAGACACCTACAAGAGTCTCGGGCTGGCTATCGTCCAGGTCAACGGGGCTGGGAAATTGCAGACCCAGGACTGGAACCAAATCGCCAACGCCATTCCGGGCGCGTCCGGCAAAATCCAGCAGGCGCTCGCGGACATGGGGGCCTACACGGGGAACTTCCGCGAGGCTATGGCGGAGGGCAAGATCTCTGCGGAAGAGTTCAATCAGGCGCTTCTGCAGTTGGGCTTTGATGACGTCGCGGTCGCGGCCGCGTCGGACGTGTCCCGCATTGAGAACGCGGCCGGCAACCTACAGGCGACGATTGTCGGCGGCTTCAAGGACATGATCGACGCGGCGAAGCCACAGCTGACCAACTTCATGAGCTGGATGTCGGACACGCTCGGTAAGGGCTTCGAGTGGATCAAGAACGTCGGCGTGCCCTCGATCCAGGGACTCTGGGATGTCCTCGCCAACGGGAATTTCTCGGGGCCGATCTTCGGCCTCGAGGAGGACAGCGGCCTCGTTGACTTCCTGTTCAACCTGCGTGATGCTGGCATGGCCGCCTGGGAGATGCTCAAGGCTGGCTGGGACGCGGCAACGAATCTCGCGTCCGCGTTCGCTCCGCTCGCTCAGAGCGTGTGGAACATGGTCAGCGCGTTCGGCGGGGATGGCCCGTCGGTGATTCAGCGCACCGCTGAGGCGCTCAAGAGCGTATTTGACTGGGTCGGGAAGAACACCGACGTTGTTGCTCCGCTCGTCGCGGCGGTCGTTGCTGGCACGACAGCGTTCAAGGGCATGAGCGCGGCCATGGGCGCGATCAACGCCGTGAAGGTGGCGGGCGGGCTGCTGCAGTTCGTCAAGGCCACGAACCTCGCGAAGGCCGCGCAGGCGGCATTCAACATCGTCATGAACCTCAACCCGGTCGGCGCGATCGTCACGGCGATCGCCGCGCTCGTCGCGGGCCTCGTTTACTTCTTTACGCAGACGGAGACGGGACGGAAGGCGTGGGCGGCGATCACGGAGGCCTTCTATTCCTTCGTGGACTGGATCAGCTCGGCGTGGTCGTCCACCATGGAGTCAATCTCCTCGTGGTGGACGGGCACCTGGGACGGCGTATCGGGCTTCTTCCAGGCCTACGTCGTGCAGCCCCTGCAGACGGCCTGGGAGGCGATCACGGCTGTCTGGGACGGCATCGTCATGGTGTTCAAGACGGCGTTCGCGATCATCGTCGGCGTTGTCCTGACGCCGATAAAGCTCTACATACAGGCATGGGTAGCGGTCTTCACGTGGGCGTATGACAACGTCATTAAACCTGTGTGGGATGCGATTTGTCAGGCGTTCACCTGGGCGTACGACAGCGTCATCAAGCCCGTATTCGAGCAGATCGCTAGCACATGGCAGTGGATCGCCGGTATCGCCACAGAGGTGTTCGGGGGCATCGTCGCATTCCTCGAGGGAGTGTGGGCGTCGATCTCTGAAGGAGTGACGGCCGCGTGGAATCTCATCGTCGTGGGTGTCACCTGGTACATCAACACAGTGTGGAACATCGTCAGCACAGTCTTCACGACGGTCGCTGGCGTCGTCTCCTCGATCTGGAATGGCATCTCCTCCACTGTCTCGGGTGTATGGGAGTCGATCAAGTCCACGGCGAGCGCAGCCGTCCAGTGGGTCTACGACAGCGTCACGGGAGTCTTCTCGTCCATGTCGAGCGGCGTTTCCTCCACCTTCGAGGGCATGCGCTCCGCCATCGAGTCCGTGTGGAACAAGGTCAAGTCGGTCGCGGCAAAGCCGGTGAACTTCATCATTGACACCGTCTACACCAACGGCCTAAAGTCGATGGTGGAAACGGTCGCCTCGAAGATCGGTCTGTCTCTCACCCTGCCGACGGTCCCCAGGATCGCCGAGTACGCCGGCGGCGGCATCGTCCCCGGCTACAGCCCCGGGCACGACACGATCCCGGCGATGCTCTCCCCAGGCGAGGCTATCCTCGTCCCCGAGCTCGTCCGCCAGATCGGCCCGAGCAGGATCATTGCTGCGAACTACGCGGCCTCGAAGCGCCGCCCCGGCGGCACCCCCGGCAAGGCCCCCGCCGGATTCTCCGGAGGAGGCATCGCCCACTTCGCCGGCGGTGGCATCGCCGGATGGTTCGCCGACGCAGCACGCGGCGTGAGTGAGTTCTTCCGCGACCCGCTCGGCTCCATCGCGCAGCTCATCACCGAGCCCGTCCGAGGACTCATGAAGGGCATCGCCCCCGGAGTCATCGGCGAGCTCGGCGCAGGCGGCGTCGAATCGCTCCTCGCGGGCGTCGGATCGTTCTTCAAGAAGAAGGCCGAGGAATCCTCATCGGCCGGACTCGTGGGCGCCGCGATGCGAGCCGTCCAGATGCAGGTCCCCTACGTGTGGGGCGGCTCAGCCATCCCGCCCGGCCTGGACTGCTCGGGCCTGGTGTATTGGGCCGCGCAGCAGCTTGGCCTGGGGTGGCCGCGCCTCACGGCAGCTGGATACCAGTCCGGCTCAACCCCCGTCCCCTGGACGCAGGCTGCTCCCGGCGACCTGCTCTTCTGGGGAGCACCCGCCCATCACGTCGCGATCTACGCCGGCGGCGGCCAGATGGTCGAGGAACCAAAGCCCGGCCTTAACGCTAGGCACACCGGCATCTGGGGGTCGCCAACCGTTGGCCGCTACGGCGGAGCTCGCAAGTACGACCGCGGCGGGTGGCTCCCCTCGGGAGTCACCGCAGCCGTCAACCAAACCGGCCAGCGTGAAGCGATCCTCACCGCCCGACAGTGGGCTGACGTGTCCGCGCTCGCGGCCAGCGGCGCGGGTGCGGGTGTCTCGCTTGATGGTGCTCAGGTCAATCTGGTTCTCGATGACGGCGTCCAGTTTAGGGCGCACGTCGAGGGGATTAGCGCGGGTGTCCTGGCTCGTAGGAAGCAGCTCGCAGGAAGGAGCAGATGATGTCGTCGCGTGAGGGTGAGGCCGCGCTGGATATGACGCGCGAGCCGGTCGCGGTCGTCGAGGACGGCCAGGCCCCGCGCGTGCAGCTGGTGATCCCGGCGGCGCTCGCGCCTGCGGGCGCGGCCTGCTACGTCGAGGGCATCGCCGCGACGGGCTTCAAGTGGATCCCCCGCGCGGGCGTGTGGACGGGCACGGGCGACCAGCGTGTGATCGGTGACGCGCTCGCTCCGATCAACACCGAGATTCGGTACCGTCTGACGACGTCTCGCGGCGTCGAGGTGGAGTCCTCGCCTGTCGTGCGCCGCTGGCGAGGCCTCTCGTTGATGACGGACACTGCGGGCCAAATGCCCGTGAACCTGCTGTGGCAGGGGACCGATCAGCGTGAGATGAAGATGCGCCTCACCGAGCATGAGGTGCCCGGCAGGCGGACGCCGGTCATGGTGTATGCGCCGACGATGGGCGCGGGCACCGTCTCGCTGACTGCGCGCACGAACCGCCGGGACACGCCGGCTCTCAAGCTCCTGCTGGGCACACCGACGCCCGTCGCTCTCTTCCACAACCCCGAGCACTGCGTGCAGTGCCGGGCGGGCGTGTGCGACGTTGACCTGGTGACGATCATGTCGCCGACTGCGGTCTCGATGGAGCGCGCAGCTCGGATCGATGTCGCGGAGCGCATCTGGGCGATCAAGGGCACGATCACGTCGCTGCCGCAGGCATCGACGCTCCTCGCTCTCTCGACGTGGACTGACTTTGACGGGCGTGCCCTCACGTGGCAGGCGCTCGATGCTCGTCGTCTCACGTGGGAGGGCTTCGATCGTACGGTCTGGCAGGAGGAGCGATGAGCCTGACCGGCCCGGACGCGCGTATCCCGGACGATCTGCTGTCGTCTGCGTACACGCTGCAGGCGACGGTCGAGTCGTGGCTCGGCGATGAGTACCTCGGTGAGGTGCCCGTCGAGGACGGCTCGGTCGCATGGGACGCGACCCAGCAGGTGCAGGGCTCGCTCTCTCTCACGGTCCCGCGCGTCGGGTCGGCGAGCGAGGGTGAGGACTGGCGGGACTGGGATCCGACGGACCCGCTGCATCCGCTCGCGACGTTCGGGCAGACGCTGCACGTGTCGCTGACGATCGCGTCGGTGATTCCCGGCGGCGGCTGGTGGGACGTGCAGCTAGGCCGCTTCCTCATCACCTCTGTCGATCCCGGCCCCTCGACCGTGAGGGTGACGGGCAAGTCCCTGATGCACCGCCTCGAAGAGGACCGGCTCACGACGCCGCTCTCCCCAATGTCGAACGGAACGCTCGCGAGCGAGATCCGCAGGCTGGTAGGCGGGCACATGGGCGTCGTCATCGACACGGGCCTCGTGGACCGCTGGTGCCCGTCAATGACCTGGGGTGAATCGAGGATCGACGCGGTGTACGAGATCGCGAAGGCATGGCCGGCGTCGATCCGTGAGGGCGGCGACGGCATCCTGTACGTGACCCCGCCGGTCTCGCCGCCGGTCTCGCCGCCGAAGCTGCGGCTCACGGACGACCTGGACGGCACAGTCGTCGGCGTCTCCTCCCAAGTGTCCCGCGACAAGGTCTATAACCGCGTGGTCGCGCGTGGGCAGGATGGGCACGACGAGGGCGCGCCGGCGTTCCAGGCGGTTGCGGATCAGACGACCGGCCCGATGCGCACCGACGGCCCCTACGGTGTCGTCCCGCGCTTCTTCTCCTCGCCTCTCATCACCTCGCAGGAGCAGGCCCGCAAGACAGCGGAGGCGATGCTCGCTGAGTCGATACGCCGCAAGGTAAAAGTTCCTGTGGAGCATGCTCCGGATCCGCGCGTCGGCCTCGATCAGCCGATCGAGATCGTCACGCAGCCTGTCCTAGCGGCTGAGCCAAAAACCCTATGGGGCCTCGTGACCGCCTACGAAGTCCCGCTCACGTACAAGGGGACGCAGAAAACCGACGTGGAGGTGACCCTATGAGCGTCCGAGTGATGGACCTAATTTCTTCAACGCCGGACGATCTGCCTCCCCGGTACGGGTCGGACAGATCGACGACGGCGATCGCGCGGATCGTCGCCCTCGTCGAAGGCGGTCGACAGCTGATCGTCTCCCTGTACGGCGGTACGGGCGTTCAGATCCCCGCGACCGCCGTCAACTGGGCAGGTGTGAAAACCGCGCACGTGCTCCTCGACCCGGACACGGGGCGCCCAGTCCACGCGCTGGGGCCTGCCCCGTCCCCCGAGGGGCCGCTCCCGGCGGTCCCGAAAACGCCAGAGCCTAAGCCTGTGGCCCGGCACGCGGTGCTCACGCCGCAGTGGATGGGCACCTGGACAAACGCGGGCTGGTCGCGATACGGAGACGGCGGAGCCTGGCAGGGAACCAACCCCGCAGGCAAACGCCTCCGAGGCCTCATAACCTACGGTCGCCAGCTCGAAGCCCTCGGCACGATCACAATCACTCGAGCGCTGCTCACCATACGGCCAGCGTCGCACGTCCCGCCGTGGGCACTCGTGATTCAGCCAGCCGCCTACTCGGAGTCGGGGCCGTTGCCGACCGGCGCGACGCAGACAATCAACGTCAACGCGCAGCAGGCGCAGGTCGACATCACCGCCCTGGCAAAGACCCTCCCGGCGGGTGCTGGTCTCGCGCTCGTCGGTACTGCCTACGGCGGTATCACCAAGGGCGGTGCCAGCGCAGCCCTCCACCTCGACTACACCGAAACACTCCCCACCAAGGCTGCAGAAAGGCGTGCGTAATGAGCTACCAGGACCAGCGAGGGCACAAGGTGCCCTCCCCGACCGATCCGGCCCGCCGCCAGGATCTTCTCGATCTATCACTCTCCATTCCGTCGTACAAGGCGTGCGCGTCCGAGACCGCCGCCGCGCAGTACGTCGCTGCGCTCACGGGCATGGGCCTCACTGCCTCCCCACAGCAGCCTGTCTACGTCTGGCGAACCGATCTGAACGCAATTCGCGTGTGGGATGGTCGCCGCTGGTCGGGTGAATCGAATCTGCAGATGGAGCTAGGCACCAGCGGTGACATCCCCGTCGGCAAGAGCCTGAGCGTCGGAGTGCGAAATGGCCTCATCAAGGCGGGCAAGGTCGCGACCTCAGCGACGGAGGTGCAATTCGGGAATCTTTACTTCGACTACATCCGCTTTCAGACGCCGTTCCCGACAGACTGCGTGTCTGTCACCTTGACACCGCTGTATGGGACGGGGGTAGGTGGCTGGAACTTCAGGAACGCCCAGCAGTTTTGCCTCGATTCAATGGACCGCAGTGGTTTCCGTGCGATGCTGCCGGGGGTCACGACCACTGGACGTCATGCCTACTCGTGGACTGCGATCGGCTACTAACCCCCCCCAATTTTTCGTGCCCTCGGACAAGCCCGTCCGGGGGCTTTCCCATACCCAAAGAGGAGAAACCAATGGAATCGAATATCGAAGAGCTCATGGCTTCGATGACGCCCGCGACGGACACGCCGCCTGACGTTGTCGAACCGATCTCTATCCCCTACGAGGAGGTCTCCCGATGACCATGACCGCACAGAATGTTCTCGCCTGGGCTGCGAGCCAGATCGGCTACACCCGCTGGGACGACCCCGAAGAGGGCACGAAGTACGGCCGATGGTACGCCAAGCGGCACGGCGCGTACTACGGCACGTCAGGCGTGCCATTTTGTGCAATGGGCGCGTCATGGTGTGCGACCGACGATGAGGACAAGTCTGTCCTGTCCGGCGGCGACTTCGCGTACGTCCCCTACGGAATCGCCGCCGCAGCCCGCGAGGGCAAGCTCGTCTTCCCGGTGACTCAGGCCGCGCCCGGCGACCTGGTCTGCTTCGACTGGGACGACGACGGCATCGCCGACCACGTCGGCATCGTCGAAGCCAACTACGGCAGCTGGATCCAGACCATCGAATTCAACACCAGCTCGGGCGCTGCGGGCTCCCAGTCCAACGGCGGCGGCGTGTGGCGCCGCACCCGAGACTGGGACTCGGTGTGCGCGGTCATCCGACCGCACTACGGCGACGCGACCACCGCGGCTGGCTACACCGACATCACGGCGCTGCAGTCCGCTGTCGGCGCGGACACAGACAACGTTCTCGGCCCCGACACAACGAAGCGCGTCTACGCTGTCGTCGCCGCCAGCTCCTGGGGAGGCCGGCAGTTCCCCTTCGGCGTCGAGTACGTGCAGGGCGTCGTTGGGACCGAGGCTGACGGTATCTGGGGGGATGCCTCGGATGAGGCGCACGACCGCGTCGTCGGCAACCTTCAGCGCGCAGTCGGCGTCCTCGTCGACGAAATCTACGGCCCGATCACAAATGGGGCGATCAATGCCGCGCTCGCGGGCGCGGAGAAGGGAGAATGACATTGAATGATCTGCTTCTCGGGCTCCACAATGACCCGTTCCTGACGACTGTCGTCGTGGGCCTCATCTGGCCCGTCGTGCAGGCGGCGCTCGACCGTCCGTACTGGACGCCGGCGCGCCGTAAGATCCTGCTCGCGGTCGTCGCGGTCGTCGTCTCTCTGGCCGTCTGGTTGTCGGGCACGTATCCGGCGACGTGGCGTCTGCTCATCGCCCAGGCCGGCGTTTTCCTGGGCATCGCGTGGTCAGTATTCCAGGTGCTCTGGGCGATCCGCATTAACGGGGTGTCCTTGATTGAGTGGGTCGGCGCGGTGACGCCGGGCGGAGAGTCCGTCGAGGAGGTTCGCGCCGCAGCTGTGTATAACCCTTCAACCCAGGTAGTTGACGGGGCATCGCAGGCAAGCCGTGACTGAGCTACTAGCGGATCCGAAAGTGACAGACGCGCTGGCCGCGCTCGTCGTCGCGGTACTCGTCGCGATGACGGGTGTCGTCGCGCTGCTTGCGAGCCAGGTGCGCCGCTGGCTCGAGGCGAAGTTCGCGCACGTCCTCGAGGGTGTCGAGGAGGCCCGCGCTGCCGCCCTCTCGGCGGACGCGCAGGTCTCCAACGATCATTCCACCAATATCAGGGACGATCTGGACCGTGCGATCGAGACCGTACACGCGGTCTCAGATCAGATCGGCGAGCTGACCGGCCATGTCGGTACGCTCGCCGATCAGCTCGGCCGCGTCGAGACGACTCTCACCAATCACGGGAAGAGCCTCGAAGCGGTCGAGTCGCGCGTCGGCAGGATCGACGAGCGCGGCCGGCGCATGGCCGAGGAAATCCACGACGAGCGAGTCGCTCGTGAGGCGGCGCAGCGGACCATCGATGAGCACTCTCACGACGCGCACGCGCGGCTGCATGAGCGCCTCGACAAGCTCGAAGAGAAAGTGAATCAGCAGTGACGAGCACCATTAATGGTGCTGTCGGACGGCTTGACGGCACTCCCGAGCCGCAGGCCTACATCGCCGCGGCGCTCGCGGGGACAGATCGCCCTGCCCCTTGACATCCGCACGGAGACGCAGGTGCATCTGCGTCTCGCGATCCCAGGTCGCGCGTTCCGAGAATCGACTGTATCCCTGCGCCCGGGCGTCGCTTACGACCTGGCGCAGATCTTCTCCGGAGCCACGTCGTAAGCAACACCGTCTCCCACGCCTGCGCCGGTCCCCGGTACGGGCGGCGTCGAGATCGCCGGCGACTGAGAGGCCCCACCCGCGCCAGGGTGGGGCCTCTCTCGCTATTCAGACACCCGCGCATTCCGCTGCAGGTGCGCACGACTCACGGCCCTGAAAGTGTCGGGAGTGCGCGCGTCGGCGGCGGCTTGAGGATCACGCGCCCTGGCGAGTCGAGCAAGATTCTCTGGGCTGGTCGCCCGCGCCCCGGTGCGCTCGCGGACGCTGGCGGCGACCAGCTTCGTCGTGCGCGGCAGCTCGTAGACTTCACGGTATTCGGCGGCGCTCATGCCGTGGGCGCGCACGATGTGGGCGGCGAGGCTCAGGCAGGCTTGCCCGCACTCGTGGCAGATGAGCCGGCCTTCTTCGTCCTCTGTGATGCGTCCGTAGACTCCCGCGCCAACTGGCTGGCCGACGCGGGGCGCGGGCTCGTCTGCGTGCTTGCCGCGCGCCCGCTTGTAGTGCTTGAGGCAGACCCCGTGTGAGACGGCCGCGCGCTCGCAGCCAGGGGCAGAGCAGGGCATGGGAGCGGATCTTTGCGCGCGTATCCACCGCCGCTGCGAAGCCCACTCGACGACGGCGGATTCAGACCACCAGTAGGCGTGTCCGACGCGGACGGGGCGCAGGCCCTCACGGCGCATGGTCCTGCCGAGCTCGCGCGTGTCGCGCTGGACGCCGATGAGCGCGGGCACCTCGGAGGTGGGTAGGTATCCGCCCGCGCGGGCTTCTTCTTCGCTCATCGTGCCGTCGACGGATTGCTTCATAGAGTGTCTCCTGGTGCAGGGAAGGCCCCGGCCCCTTGGTGGGGGTCGGGGCCTTCTTCTTTCTGTCAGAGCGCGTGGTTAGCGCAGATCGTCCAGAATTCGTCGGCGGTCACGACCGAGTAGTAGCCCTGCTCGTGCAGGTACTCCACGTTCTGCTCGGGATCGTAGGCCCGGTACCAGGCGAAGGCATCGCCGGCGATTGCTTCGATGTCGTGCTCGTCGGCGTAGTCGCCGAGGGCCTCGGCGACAGCGCCGCAGACATCGCTCATCGTGGCGTAGCGCTGGCTCTCGCCGGTGGTTTCGATGATCGCTGCGAGGTCGGCGGCGGTTTCGATGGTGTTCATTGGTCTCTCCTTCTTTGAGGTTCGGGGGGCTTTTCCCTCCCGATGACTCAACTATACATCGCGTACGATGTATAGTACAAGCCGAAACAGATGTGATGTGCGCTACTTGGCTAGGTTAACATGGATTGCCGCGATGAGTCGCGATGCCTCGGCAATCTCGGGGGGAAAGGGCGAGGGCGAGCTGAGGTCGGTGCGCGCGCCGCGCCCGGGGCGCGATCGCTGCCATTGGTCGATCGTCTCGGGCGCCCAGCCTCGCAGGGGGCCGGACGGCGTCGTGATGATGGCATCCGCTTCCGGCATGAGGCCTTTGAGGATGTAAGACCTGACGGTAGGGACACTGAGGCCGAGGCGCTCGGCCACGGCGGCAGTCCCCAGATACTCGATGGTCATAGGATCTCCTGGTCAGTCGTACGGGGAGACGATTTCGACGGGGATGTCGTCGTCGCTGAGGAGCTGGAAAGCGCGCCCGACGCAGGCGCGGTAGGCGGCGATGGGCAGGCGGTGCGCCCATCGCGTGTGCTGCTCGTAGTCTGCCTGCGTGGAGTAGGCGATGAGCGCGGTAGGGAGGCTGCGGACGGTCTCGTCCTGGTCCTCGATGGGCGCGAGCAGCTCATCGAGGCACTCGAGAGCCGCGTCCTCAAGATTCCCGAGGGCCATATGGATACTGAGGGGGTCTCGCGGTTCACTCTTGCCGATCTCCCAGGATCGGATGACGCCTTCGTTGACGTCGAAGATTTCGGCGAGGTCGGCGCGCGAGAGCCCGAGGGCTTCGCGTCGGCAGCGCAGGCCGATTGGGGTGAGCGGATTGCGGGGCATATTGTCTCCTGTCGTGGGGGAGGCCCCGGAGCGCGAGCCCCGGGGCCTCGATGATTGGATCAGTCGAGGAACTTCTTGACGTTGCCGCCGATCTCCTCGAGGACGGTGAGGGTTTCCCAGATGCTCGAGTAGCCGTCGGTGAGGGCCTGTGACTCGCACTCGGCAGCGATGGCGTTGTAGATGCCGTCGCGGGAACCGTCGGCGAAGTTGTACTCGCCGAAAACGCGGGCGTCGTCGGCCTCGGTGTAGGCCAGCGGCAGATCGGCGACGGTGAAGCCGTTGGCGTCGAGCAGCGCGCGGTCCTCGCCGCTCATGCGGACGGCGGCGTCGATGAGGGCTTCGCGCAGATCCTCGATCTCGTCGCCGGGAAGGCTCTTCTCGAACCATTCCTCGGCGGTCTCGCGCTGGCCGTCGATGATGAGGTAGCGAGCGTGAACGTCGGTGCTGTCGGCGATGTAGGTAACGGTGGACATTTCAGATCTCCTTCTTTGAGGTTCGGGGGGCTTTTCCCTCCCGATGACTTAACTATACATCGAGCACGACGTATAGTGCAACCTGGAATGAATGTGATCTACAAAACAGTGAGTAGCTAGGCGGCAGCTCGCACGGCGCTAATGAGGGCGTCGTCCGGAAGGCGCACGTATCGGCGGGTCGTCTCGGGGCGGGCGTGTCCGAGTACTGCGCCCACCGCGAGTAGGTCGCGCGTACCGGCGTACATGGCAGTGCCGCAGCGGTGCCGGAGGGTGTGGCCGGTCCAGCCTGCGGGGAGTGCGCGTGCGAGCCGCTTCGAGACGTAGCCAGCCGAGAGGTGACCGCCGTCTTGTCCAGGGAATAGGTAGCCGTCGCAGGAGGAGAGGGCGCGGCGCAGGTCAATGCGGATGATCGGGACATATCGGGTTTTGCCGCCTTTGCCGGTCACGTACAGGCCGGACCCGTCCCAGTCGCGCGAGTGAACGCGCGCGATCTCCATGCACCGCAGGCCCGCGTAAGCGCCAAGAAGAATCATCGTGCGGTCGCGCTCATCAGCCCGAGCGAGCGCGTCGTGGAGGACATCGTCAGGGACGGGGCGAGCAACCCCGGCGGGCACGCGCACGGCTGCCAGCCCCTGAGCGGGATCGGCAGGGATGAAGCCTGATCCGTGAGCCCAGCGGAAAAAGGCCGCGATAGACCCGCGCACGCTCTTGCGCGTCTCAGGCTTCCACGACCCAGCGGAGAGCACATACCGCAGGTCAGTCGAGGTCACGGAGGCCGGGCCATCGGGGCATTCGCGGATGACCTTCTGTAGATGGCAGATGTAGAGCCGGATAGTCCGCGGCGATCGGCCAGCAGCTTGCATGGCGGTCGTCCAGTCTGCGACGGCCGTGTCCCAGTCCAAGAAGTGTGTCATGTGGCATCCTGATTCTCTCGCAGCACCCCGCGCTCGCGGAAGGGGGAATGAGCAGGCCCCCTGTTGCGACCTTTGTGGGGTAAGTGTTGGTGGAGGGTTCACTGTCTCGCGACGGTGCGAGCGTGTCCACCGGAAAGATGCCGTAATCTAGGCGATGGAAGGAAGGGCGTCGGTGTTGTCCCAGCTAGGGCATGATGGAAACAAATGGGTAACATTGGGACTAGGCCGATAACCGGACGGTT